AATATATTTTCCTGTTACATTTAAATCAAGTATTTCCTCAATTGCACTTTCATATGCTGCTGTTTCATCTTCTATATTATTGCCTGTGTATGCAATGGCTACTCGATCAATGTAAGCACATGTGTTATATCCTTTGTCTCTGTCATATGCATCCCATTCATCGTATTGTGTGAATGGATCATATGGATTGTCAGTTGTGGTTAACATAATAGACATATCATATTACCTCCATTTCATTATACTATTATATGTATATCTTATCTACATAAATTGCTTTACTGTATTAACAGATACACCTAATTGAGATGCTATTTCTGATTGACTATACCCATTATTTAACATACTTATTATCCTTTGTTCTTTTTGTTTAGTAATGGTTGTCTTGGTTCTTGGTGTAGCAAGAGCCTTTAATCTATCAAGATCTGTGTTCTTAATGATCTCTGTCAATAGACTTGGTGATATTGCTCCGTTTTGTACAGCTTCCCATTCTCTATCTGAGAATACAACATCAAACTTCTTAGCTCCTGTTCTAACTCTTGCCTCATTTAATGCCCAAGATTGAAGTTTTTTTACATCATCAGCATCAACATATAAATTAGTTTCTTTTTTTTCAGCAACTATTTTATTAGCTAATAACTGTGCTTGTCTTTCTAGAGGTTTGTTTTTATAGGCAAGATTTAATTTAGCCTTTAAAGAATCAACTTCTTTAGAATAAACTTTATTAGCTGTTGCAGAATATTCTAAATTATCAGTATTTACAGAGACTTTTCTTGCATCATTTGCAAGTTTCTTTAACTTGTTGGCATGATTTGCATAGACAGTTTCAATAAGTGTTCCTTTAGAAGTCAATCCTCCAGATGTCAATTCAAATGCATCCTTGACTTCCAACATCTTTGTAGACTTCATAGTTTTTTTGGTAGGAGTTCCCTGTCTATATACTTCATCTTTCTCTTCTTTTGTAAGTTGGTTTAGAGGTTTCTTATAAAGAGAAAGTTTTGGTTTAATATAAACTTCATTGGTATACTCATACATTTTTTCTCCAGTTTCTTTATTAGCTGGTCTATCTTTTCTAAAAGGAACTCTAGCTTCTGAAGATGCTCTTGATATTAATGTCGATGCACCTTTGTTAGGTCCACCTTGATATTTTGTTTTCAATGCTGCAATCCCATTATGAACATATGATTCTTTATAATTTAGATTGTGTTTCTCAGCATCAATAACAACCATAGAATGTCTAACTGCTCTTGCTATTTCACCCCAGTCAGCACCTCTAACAGTCATGTCAGTTATTAAATTAGATATAGAACCCATTTGTCTTTGCTTATAAAATCCTGTTTCTGGTCCAACTTTTGGCATTCCTTCATAGGCTTTATAAGTTTCTTTAGGATCAAAATCTTTTAATTTTTCTAAAGAACCCATGGATTTTATTCCAACTTTTTTTGGATCATTTGGTATTACGAGAACTGTATCTCCATCAAAGTCAGCACCTGATAACTTTTCTGCAACTTTTGAATGAATTCCTACTGCATCTTTTGCTCTACCTAAAACTTTTTTTCCTTCAACATTTTTGTTATTAACCGTTAACTCTGGAATTTCAAAAATACCACCATGTGGATATCTTATTAAAACAACTCTTTCGCCATCATTATAATTAGGCGCATAGATTTGATCTTCCTTTATGTTTTTTAATGGTAAAATAACATGCGAGCCTTGTCTTGGAAGCGCTGCTGCTTTTAGATGCGATGTTGCAGAATCACAATCATCAGCAAAAGACATTAATAATCTTTTTTTTACAGTAGGATTAGTTAACGACATGATTTCTTTATATTCATCCATTTTAGAATCAAATGCCATATCTAATTGTTTTTTTGCTAGTGCTGTTCCTTGTTTTGATAACATTTGAGAAGATAGGTTTTTAGACCATTCGCCCCAATCACCTTCTTCATTAACAATATTAATTGCTTTTCTTCTACCATTAGCTTTTATGGTAGCACCAAACGGATTTTCAGGATCATTCTTTAATGGTTTTAAAACATCCATCTTTGGTGTTCCAGATTTTTTATTAGTATTAAATACTACATCAACACCTTTAGGAATATCATCGCTATAAATAGCCATTCCTTTTAGATAATGTGTACCATCAACCCCAATTCTTACTTGGGCATAATTAGAATTACCTAAGGAAAGATCTGGTACATTTCTCCTTAATTCAATAACACCATCTTTAGAAGTTCCACCTTCTTCGGCGTATCTTATTTTAACACGCTTTGACGATATATGTTGAATTGGTTCAATTCCTTGAAATGACCTTCCCCCATCTGGCGAATGGTATTCAGTTACCATTTTTATTTTATCTTTATTTTGTGCGACTTCTGGAAATTTAACATCAGGCGCAGTTAATACTTTTATATTTGTGTTTTTTCCAGTTCCGAGTTGCATGGTTTTGACATAATATAAATTATAACCTTCATCTTTTAATTTAGATATTGCATTGTTTAATCTTGTTCTTGAAACTCCAAGATATTGTTCGGATCCAAGTCCAACATCAATGTATTTTCCTTTTTCGATTGATGTTTTTAAAATATCAGAAACGACTCCTGTTATTTTTGCTCTTTCTTGGAGAACTGGATTTATTAAAGCTCTAATTGATGACTCTCCAGGTTTACCCATGATTTCTGCTATCTTTTTATTTGAATATCCTTTTTCTTTTAGAGAAAGAGCTTGAACATAATCCGATTGTATTGATTGACTTTTTTCTAAAGATATTTGAGCTCTCATTTTTGTAGTGGACATGTTTAACATCTTAGCTACTTCTGCTTCGCTATATCCTTCTTTTTTAAGCTCATTAACTCTAGTGCGAAAAGATTTACTATGTTGTGGGTCTTCTCCTGAACCCCAAGGATATCTTCCCGAATGTTTTTTAGTGCCATAATGCATTAATGATTTAAAATATTTGATTTCACTCATGATTACAACCCTCTCATTTTTTCGATTTTTTTGTCAAATGTTATTATTTTATTCATTATGTATAATATATCTTCAGCGGAAGGCTCATGAATAATAACATCATTAGACTGATATATCCTTAATTCAATTTGAATTTCTTGGGGTTTATAGTTATACTCTAAACAGAATAAAGCTGCATAGATTTCCAATTGTCTGATTGATGCCGGAGTTTCTCCAGATTTATAATCATGGATTCTTAATAAATTATTTTTAAAACAAATAGTATCTGCAGTCCCAAAACAATTATAAGAATAGAATAAAGGTTGCTCGACCTGCATTCTATAACCTATAGCATCATTAACATACATATTTAATGTATTTTTTATTTTAGGTAATTTTATACCTAATCGTATAGCATTAGCGGCAAACTCATGAAGTTCAGTGCCTCTTTGTTTAGCCATATGTTTTGAAAAGGCAACTTCTAATTTATCTTCATTATAATTAACCCAATGATAAGTGCTAGCGCCTAGAAAGGCATGCTGGTCTATTAATTCCGAATGCTTGTTGAAGTTCATATAGCACCTCCTCTTTATTTTCAGGAGAAACAAATGCCGCAAAAGACATATTATTTAACAACTCAACATAATATGGTTGATTAGGTTGTTTATGCGCTTTGCTCCACGCTTTTGTTTCTAAGGCAGCCCAATTTTTTCCATATAAAATTAATAAATCTGGAATTCCTTGAATATCCTGAGGATCTAAATGTGTTATTAAACAACCTTCAAACATTTCTTCAAGTTCTTTTATTAACTTGGTTCTGAATTTTGATTCTCTTTCCACTTTTTTCATCCTTTCAAGACAAAAAAATAAAGAGATACTCTATCCTTTTCATTAAATGCTGTGTTTTTCTTGCGAGGATCCAAGTACCTCTCCATCTTCTTTGAATTTCTTTTTATTTTTTAAAGCTTTATAAATTGCCATATCAATAAAAGATTTTGATCGGATATAGTAATAATATAATTCTTTAAATGGAGTATTTAATCTGTCAATTCTTCCTCCAGATTGATGGGTTATTCTGTATGAATAGTTTTGTGAATAAAATACTATACAATTTGTTAGTATACAATTCCAACCTTCTGCTCCGGACGTGTATTGAACAAGATATATCCAGTTATCATCATCAGGAATCTTTTCATGACGTAGACC